GAGAGATCGCCGTTCGTAACCGTGTTTGAGCCAGAGAACTTTGTCAGGTTCCCCGAACTCGGCGATCCCGTCGTCGACACATTGCCGACCCCTCCGGTGCCACCACTTGCGCTCGCACAGCCCAACGCGGTAGCGCCATTACCTGCCGTAAAGGTCAGAAACTGATTGGCGCCGTGGCAATCTGGAACGGTGTTGTCATTCTCATTCGCTGTCGAGCCGGTGAAGTTGCCGCGCACCGTGTTTGCTGCGGCCTGCGCCAATTTGGCGTTCGTCACCGCGTTATTCGCGATGGTCGTCGCACAACTTCCGGCGCTGGCGGTGACATCGCCTGTAAGCGCCGGACGCTGCGAGCACGCCAAAGAGCCGGAGATATCCGTGAACGCAGGCTGCGACTGCGTGCACGTGCCGGTCGTATCGCAATAGGCGACCCACTGATGCGAGACGGAGCTCGTGCTCTTGATGCCGCCGAGGGACGATGCGGCAGCGGCGGGCGGACGAGGTTGCGAGAAACTGATCGAACTCGTCCCGACCGTCGATACGACAGCAGTCTCGACCCAGGCCGTCAGGCCATTCGTGGTGCCGTTGATGACCGGCACGGCGTCCGAGTTATTGATGTTCGTGGTCGAATTGAAATCCGGCGAGCGGGTCAGGACGTAAGGTGCCACCGATCCGCCGGTCGCCGTGACGATATAGATGCCGTTCTGGAAAGCGCTCGACTGGTTCTTTACTAGGATGCGGTCGCCGGTGAGGACCGTGTAGCCGTCGATGACGAGCGAACCGCTGAGGCCAGCGGTGAGTGTCGCCCCTACCCCGGCGGACTGATTGTTGTACGTTGGGCTGTTCGGCAGCGCGCCCGTTGTTGCCGCCTCAACTGCAATCGCCGAATTCTTGGCAGCGAGAAGGATTTGTACGAACGACGTGCTCGCGGCGTTGTTCGTTGAGTCCGTGACGCTAGTCGTCGGGACGGTAATCGTCGCCCCGGTAAAATTCTGATTGCCCGTCCAGACCTGACCGCCAACGCCGGGAATATTCAGCGCCGATGCGAGCGAGCCAACGGTGAATTTCTTCGCGATGCCGGACTGGCCGCCGACAAGGATATCGCTGGGGCCGGGCGCAGAACCGAGCGGCAGCGAGAAAATCGGGATCGGGGTCGAAGACGTCGAGGCAATCGCGGAATAAGGCAGATACGGCTGTTCGGCTTTGGATGTTTGCGGCGCGCCTTCAAAGGCGTACGCCGGCAGAGCGAGGCCGAGCGCCAGCACGGCGCCGATAATGCGCGAAAACTTCATTCGATTCCTCGTTATGGCGAGAGTTCTTGACCGGTTTCGGTCGTAAGCGGGTTCAAGTCCTGATCGGACAGGAATTCGTCGGGGCCGAGCAGCTGAGCCGGCGAGACGAATTGCAGATAGACGCGGATGCCTACCGAGCGGAGCTTGTTGATCGTGCTGGCGACGATCTTCATCGGCGTGTCGATCGCGATGACGTTGTTCCAGTACCAGCCGTTGCCCGCTACCGTGACACCCCAGAAGCCATTGTTCCAACCGAAGCGAGCCGTGCCCGGGGGCGCGAAGGTCGGAGGAAGTGCGCACTGCACCAGAAAGACGCAACGCGCACTGCCATTCGACCATTGGCCGGGCGAGAAGCGCGTATCGACGCCCCAGAAGCCACGGTTCCAGACGAGATTATCGCTCGGCTGCCACGGCTCGATGATGCGCACGGGGTAGCCGGTGACCGCGGCAAGCGCGTTGGCGATGGCTGTGCGGGTGTTAGCGGCGAGGAAGAGATTGCCGAGGATGCGCTGCCGGAAGGTGTCGTCGCTCTCGCTTTTCAGTCTGGGAAGCGTGCCGCCGTAGAAATCCTGAGAGATGATATCGAGAAACCCATCCGTCGCCGTGCCGATGCGTGTCTGCAGGCGGGTGTAGCCGATGAGCGAATAAATCCACGAAAAGACCGCACCAGCGCCGCTTGCAATCGCATCGCGGATCGGCGTGACACTGCTATCAATCGAGCTTGGGGGAAACCAGTCGGCCGGGATCGTCGATAAGACGCGCCCGGTGACATCGGCTTCATCGCCAACGGCCATCTCTAGTATGTCCCAACCGTTACGTTGGTGCCGGTGATGCGCGGCCGCTCAAGCACCGAGAGGGCAAAATCGGCATTGAGGCTGGCGATGGTCGTCGTGCCGGGCTCGACTGCCTCGACGCCATCCACTGCAAGCGCCGCTTCTTCGATATCGGATACAAAGAGCGTGCCGGCGCCAAGCGGCGTCGAATTCACCTTGGCAATAATCGCGGCGATGACGCCTTGGGAGACCGACCCAGAGGTGAAGCCGTCCTTGACCCGGTAATTGAGCACGACAGCCGGCGTGACGATGGTGGGGCCGTACGCGCCTTGGCAGCGCACGCCGCAGGCACGAACCAGCATGATCGCGTCGCCGACCCGCTGTAGGAGATCGTCGGATGGCGAGCCCGACCCATCGTCGATCACAACGAAGAACGAGCCGTTATCCGTGCCGAGCCCGGGATGATCCTTATTCTCGATGATTTCGTTGGCGAGCCCCTGCTGCACATTGATGATCGCGTCCTCGATCGCGGCGGTATCGGCGCTGGCGAGGCTGGCGAGGTAGAGCGGGAACCGCGCGCGGTAATTCGCGTCGCTTTCGACGTCGATGCCGTTGGTGAAGCCGGACCCATAGGAAACGGCGTCGACGCCCGGCACCGCCGCCGTCATCTGCAACTGCGTGGTGCTGTTGAGGTTGCCGGCCACGCCCGCCGTCGTGCACTGCGCCGGGACCGCGATGCTCGAGGTGCCGATCGCAAGCAGATAGCCGCCGAGACTGGCGCTGTAATTCGGGTCGGAGGCGTCGAGGATGACGGCATACACCCTGCCGCCGCTTTGGATCTGGAACGTCGCGCCGACGGGAATCACCGCTTGGGCGGTATTGACGACGCGGGAATAGTTGACCGTGCCGCTCGATTGGACGCCGGGCAGCCGAGCGAAGTTGAAATCGGCCATCCAGCTGTCGAGGTCCGAGCCGGAGCTCGTCGCCGCCCGCGTCAGCGCGAGGATCGACAGCACAAGCCCTTGCAGCCAGAGCGCGACAAAGGCGACCGCCTCGGCATAGGCGAGATTAACCGTTCCGACAGTGAATTCGAGCAGGACCGTTGAAGCCGCTTGCGCCGCCGATGTGAAGCCCTGGACGATCTGGTTGAACGATTGCGTGTTGAGCGTGGCCATCGGTCAGTTCGGGCTCACATTGAAATCGAGCAGCTGCGGAGCGCCGGTGGTGGCATCGGCATATTTGATGCTGACGCCGAAGGCGCCGGTGGCGGGATCGGGTGTGATCGTGATCTCGGGGTCGGGCGATCGAGCGACCGCCGCTTCGAGGAAGATTTGGCCGCGGATGATGCCTTCGATGGTTGATACCGGGACGGCCTGGCCGATCAGTTTGCGCAGGCCGGCGCCGTATTCGGGATGGGCGAGCAGATCACCGGGATTAGAAAGCAGCCTGCGGATCACCCGCTGCGTGCCCATCTTCGACCCGTCGACAGTTTGCAGGTCTCCAGAGCCAGCGACCGTCAGGTCGTAGCCCCAGAGCTGATCGAGATCGGGCATCAGTTCGCCTTGGTGATCGTGGTGAGGCTGTTGTCAGGTGGTGGCGTGGTCGGTGGACCGGTGTTGTCGCTGCCGACTTGGACGCCGGTATGCGTGTGGGTCTCGGCCCAATCGTGAAACGCCTTCAGGCAGATCGTCTGGATGGCATTTTCGAGATTGCCGAGGTCGATTTCCGCGCCGCTGTTGAGCGCCATCTTCCCGTCGTTGGTCAGCTTGAAATAGCTGCCCGATTTGTGGATAAGCCACAGTTCCCCCGACGGGCAACCGGCCGGTGCGACGTTGCGCGTGTCGAAAAGCCGCTTCGTGATGATGCCGGAGTCCTTGTCGTGCTCCTGGAACTCGACGAGCACTTGATCGCCGGGGCTGACCGGAGCGAGAAGGCCCCAGCCATTGCCCATCCACTCGACGGCGATCGGCAGCCAGCCGGTAAGCTTTTCCTCCGGCAGCAGCAAGACGCGCGCGGCGTAGCGGTCCGGGTCATAGCCGTCGACTGTACCGATACGCGGCACGGCCTTGGCGCTGGTGACGCGCTCTACTTCGCGCCGAATGATGTTCAGCAGATCGTGGCCCATCACTCGTACTGTGAATAGGTCGAATGGTTCTTGGCGCGGATCGTCATCGCGTAGCCGCGGCGGAAGGACAGCGCGTGCTGCAGCCGGTCGAGGTAATAAAGCTGGTCGAAATCCGTCCCCGTGCCGGTAAGCTTGATCACCGTGTCACCGGTCAGCGTCGGATCACCGGGTAACGTCGCGGTGATCACCCGCTCCTGCTGCGTGATCTGCCGCAATTTCGCTTCCGCAAGCTGCTGTGCTTGATCCTGAGCAAGGTTCGGCACGATGAACTGATAATTCTGCGCCGTGACCTTGGCGCCGTTGCGAGAGCCGCGCAGCGGATTAACGGCGTGAGCGTGCCCCTCAACCGATCCACCAGTGTTCCGGTCGGCCGACATGACATAGACATCGACATCGCGCGCCAGCGTGAGCGATCGCTGCAGCGAGAGCGACGTGGCATTCGAGACGACGCTGCCGCTCTGGGTATCAACCTGCGCCTTGATCGCGAACGGGTTGCTGGTGTCCGGCGTCGGCGGCGGCCCGAAATACAGCGTCTTGCCCTTCATGAAGACGCGGAATCCCTCCTGCTCGGCGAGGCCGGTCAAGAAGTCCCATTCGTTCTCCCGGCGCGTCAGGCGGGCTGTGGCGTTGGGATCGCCATAAGCCCTGCCGATCGGTGAGGTGGTATCGGTGATCTCTGCCTGTAGCCCATGCGCGGCCGCGATCTGCTTTGCCGCCTCCGAGGCGGTTTGGTTGAGATAGATATCCGTGGTCGAGGATTCGATTAGGGCGCCGGTGTAATCGCGGCCGGTGATCGAAATCCTGCCTTTCATTGGATCCACGTCGACCTGATCGACGATGCCGATGATGACCGTCGAGAGCGAGCCAAGATTGCCACTATCGTCGGCAAGGCCGATGGCGATCTCGAACTCGACGTCGGTTTGGGTAGACCACCAGGCCAGCCCCATATCCGAGGGCAACCCGTAAAGCGGCAGGGTCGCGGTGAAGGTGTCGCTGACGAAATGCCCGGGGTTGTTGACGACCGAGATATCTTCCCACGCCGGGATGATGACACCGTTTGCCTTCAGCCGTGCCCGCGGCTTTCTGACGATGCCGCCGGCGTCCGGGTTATTGACCGCCAAGGATGCCGCCCGTCGCGTTGGGATCGGTCGGCGGGATTTGAAGCGTCACGATGCCGTCGAGCCAGGGATCGGTGAGCCCGTTGAGCTTCGCGATGCGATTCCATTGCGTGCAGTCGCCCAATTGCTCGAGCGCGACGCGAAAGAGCGTGCCACCGCCGACGGTGACCTTCCTAATCGGCGCAAAGCCATTCGGAGCCGAAGACGCCATTAGCTCGCACCCTGCGCAAGGTTGACCTGCATGCGAGCGAGCGAGCTACCCATGCCACGAAGAACCGAAGCCTGCAGCGAGACCGCGGCATAATTTGAGAATGCGCTGGCGTTGATGAGGCCAGAGACGCCCGCCTGCACCCCGCCGACGCCGACATTTGTCCCAAGAGAAAGAACGCCGGTTGTCGTACCCAGCGTCACTTCGGATGAGACCAGCGCCGACGAAACCGCGTTGCGTGTTAGCAAGAGCGCCGACGATACCGGCAGAACGGAGGTCGACGTGATGCCGACGAAAGAACCAACCTGCGCCACCGCCGCGCGTAGCTGGGTCAGCCCTGCCGTCACTCCCGAGAGATCAAGCGCAGACACCGCCGGCGGCAGGATCGCCGTGCTGTACGGCCCCGGTGCGCCTGTGAGCGTCGAGACCGGCCCGGGCAGATCACCCGGCACCGTGCAGCCAAGCGTTTGAGCCGCGTTCAGCGTGTTCAGCATGTCGGCGCGAACGACATCATCCACGTTGTCGGGCGATAGGCTGTTCGGCGCCGAGTTGTCTGCGACCACCTCGCAGGTGATCTGATACGGAATCTGCCAAGCCCGCTCGAAATCGGCGGTGAAGGTCTTAACCACCACCTGAAAATTGAACGGGCCCCATTGCAGCGTGACGCTCGAGCCATTCTGCCGGATCACGTCGAAGACGCGCGCGATCGACACAGCTGTTGGCCCATAGAAGAGTCCGGACCAGTTGATCGGCCTGTTGTCGGGCCCCATCGCGTCGAATACACGCTTGCCGCCCGGCAGCTTGTGGATCGTGAGTTGATGATTGCCGCCCCACGGCATCCGCTCCGGGATTTGGACGTCCGAGAGCGGGATGCCAGCGAGGATAAATTGGACGTCAGGCATCACTGCGCCTGCGAATAGTGCAGGTAGCTATCGAAGCGGTTGCTATCGGTGCGCGGCCCATCGAGAGCCATCGATCCATACTGCATGGCAAGATTTCCAAACACCTTGCCGTCGACGACGACTTCCGCACCGTGCAACGCCGTCTTGACGGCGCTCGCGATCATGTGCGCGATGTCGCCAAGGCCGCTCGAAGAAGAATCTGCCGTTTG